CATTATAATTGTGGATGACACTGATGGCAGCGTCAAGCGATACCTCACAAGCGACGAAGGGAACACAGTATCAGTGGCTACAACTATCGGGACCGGCACACATGGCACTGTCTGCGTGTCGCCAAACGGCATGGAGTACATCTTCTTTCGCACCAGCTCGAGCAACGTCCAGCGCGTCAAACGTGACCCGATGGGCAACGTCATCACAGCTGCTTCTAATGTTGTGACGGGTAATGTAGCAGATGACGAGCTCGCGTGTTACTGGCGCCTCGGAGTGATTTACATCATCTACACGCATACCACGAATGGCATCACAATCGTGAGTAGCAGTGACGACGCGGAGACCTTCTCTTAAAAGGAAACACCTCGAGAGGGGTGCTCGAGGTGTCAGGACTAGGAAACAGAACCGGTTGGACAATAGGAGTATACAACATGGAAGTACGACCAATTGCATCGCTTTCGACAGATCTTGCGATGGCGAATGTCGGTGTCCAGGAAGTCGGTGAGAATCGCGGCAAAGCAGTCGAAGCGTATCAAGCATCCTGCAAACCTCCTGTTCCTGCTGGTTCCCCCTGGTGCGCGGCACACGTACGCTTCAGGCATAAGCAAGCAGCCACGCAGCTCGGCATCACGTACGATGAGACTTTTCCTCGCTCGGCATATTGTCCAGACTGGTCGCGATGGTTCAAGTCAAACAGTCTGTGGTTGCCTGTCCAGCACATTCGAGATGCTACGACCACGAAGCGACCACGGCGCGGCGATCTAGCGCTGTTTTACTTCTCCGCGTTGTCTCGCATCGCTCACATCGGCATCGTGACTAAGGTCGAGGAGTGGGGTGTATACACGGTCGAAGGCAACACGAGTCCGGAGCCAAGCGACGAGCTGTCGGTCGAGCGTGATGGTGATGGCTTATATGCCAAGAAACGAAACTGGCACGAGCTCGGCAAGTTCGGCGGCTTCGGCTTCGTAAACTTCTGACAAACCAAAAGACCAGGTGCATGCGCTCACCTGGTCTTCTGTTTGGCTAGTTGTTCGTTCACCGATGTGGGAGCACCGGCAACCACAATATACATTTACCGCCAGACATGCACCACTTTTTGTTCGTGCTGTGGATTCTCCTCGATGCGAAAACTCACGATGCCATCGAGCGCAGGGTGAATGAAGATGAGCGCGCCATCCTGATTTAGGCGCTCCAGGATCTCGTGCTCATTTGCCTTTAGGAGCCACAGGAGTCCTTCTGGTTTCTCAGCTACGCGAACGGGTCCGTCGGTAACGTCTTTATTGTCCGATTGTTTTCGAGCCATATGAGTTTTTCCCTTATCTTTTCATGATGTTCAAAGTGACATGATCTACAGGCTGTTACCAGATCATCCATGTCCTCTGCGCCGGAGCGATCGTATGTATTATGGTGGCATTCCAAGAACTCAGTCGAACCGCATACCTGGCACATATGTCCATCACGATCAAACACAGCTGCACGAAGTTTCTTCCATCGTGCCGTATCCATGTATCGCCGACGATATTCACGTATCGCGTAATATCGTTTTTCCTTGTAAACCTCATAAAGTCGATTGTACTCAGCACTAAATTGCGCCTTTTGTGCACGACGTTCGTTTGATGGATTCTCATAAATCTCATCGCATAAAACGCGATCATCAGGTGGCACAACACCACAAAGCGATTTCAGTGCATCGACCTGTTTCAATGGCTTGACCATATGTCCACAAAGTAAACACCTGAGACGATAATGGTCGCGTCCAATCACATCAGTCATTTTTGTAATGACACTAGACTCGTGTAAGCACGGGTCGAGTTGTCGATACTTTGGTTTGTTTTTATCGTCCCAGGCCTGCATGTAAACAGCCTCAGTTGGAAGGTCTGCATGCGGCATCATGTCAGAGAGCTTCAAGCCAGCGCCTCCATCGTGATTGGCAAGTGTTCCAACATAATGTTCTGGACGCTTTGGGCGATGTCGCGATGCTCGAGCTGCGTGTCCTGGCGTGTACGCAGTTGGACATAGTGAATCCACGAGCGGATGCTTCCGCTCATGTACATCGTGGTCGGTGTGCACAACGGCAGGACCATGCGAGCAGTCTCCGCAGACATGCCATGTGCGATGAGATCTCGATAGACGTCGGTCGCAAACTCGATTGATGAACCGACCAAATACAGCGTGTCCTGCTGCTCCTTGGTCAGTTCTTCTATCTTCGGTAGTGGGAGGCTGGATTGGCGATTGTGAGCGCCAGCGAGGCGCATCTCTGGGACCTCGATGTCCTCGACCACGGTGGCGTACCGCTGGCTGAACTCCTGGAACGAGAACGACCGATGTCGGAGCAGCTGCGCGGCGATCGCTCTCGTGGTCTTGACCTCGATGCACATGCTGGCCATCTCGAAGATTGACCAGTGTCCGTGACCGACGCAAAAACGAAGCAGTCGAGTGACGTCAGGATTGTCCTGGTTTGCTGGGTTCGAGACCCTGGCGCAATACCCGATGACACTCTCGGCATCGGGCGTTATCCATACTAGTTTCGTCATGCGTTAGGGTCCTCTTCTCCGATAACGAAGTGTGACCCGTTGTGATAACCAGGTATCGGCTTCGGTGTTGGTGCAAGTTTCTTCAGCGTGGTCTGTTGTGGCGGTCCTGGCTTGATCTGTGGCCGTGCCTGTGCCTGTTGTGCAGCTCCATTGCCATCGTCATCCTCATCGGATGCCAGCGACAGAAGCGCGCTGAGGCTGTAGCGTCGACCATACGAGAGTGCGCTGCCGAATCCATGCGATGTCTGTTGCATCACAGGGACCTGCACGACACCAGCGATCCACTCACCTGAGCTGTGAATGACACGGCTCTCGACCATGATGCTGGTCGAATGCTCACCGTCGATGGTGTCCAGCACCGACTGCACGACGAACAGACCATGTTTCGCCATCACTGGTCGAACGACTTCCATGATGGCATCGAGTGATGTGTACTTTGACCTGAACGCAGGATTCGTGCTGTCCTTCACGATTGGCCTGATTTCAGCCTGGGCCTTGACCAGCGCTGGCGCGATAGCGCCGATTGTTTCCGACATTGTCATTTCGTTAACCCCTTGATTCTTAATCCTGCCCTGTTCAAAGCGTCTCCAAACATCACGGACCATGTCATGTTGCGATGCTCGATGATGTCACCAGCGTACGTGTACAGGCGCCAGCGGCGCAGCTCCTCGAGCACGGGTCGCAGTGCGATCACAATAGCTCCCCATTCTTGACGCTGGTCGAGATGCGCTAGGCGCAGCTGGTCATGGATGACAGCGAGACTGTCATACATCGATGCGCGAATCTGACGTGCCCATTCGACCTGTCGCTGTGATCCAGTCATCACAATGGTGCGTGGTCGAAGCAGGATCTGCATCTGCGTCCAGTGATCGTCAGCTGCTTTCTGTGTGCTGCACATCATGCAGACTCCAAGCGTCGACGCCATGAGGCGCATCTTCGCCTTCATGTCGCCTGTCGTGTATCCAAACGTGTGAGTTTCAGTGTGTCCGCACTTCCACTTCATTTCGATTCGTTCGTCCATTCCTGTCCCCTTCGTGTGGTGTCCGCCACATCAACATCCTAGCATAGGTTGACATATTGTGTCAACTATGTGTATAACGTATGCATGATTTACGGACATACACAGGTGGATATCGCTGAGAAACTCGGCATCCACAAAAGCGCAGTGTGTCGGATGCTCTCCGGCGCTCATGCTGTCAGACAGTCGACCGTCAAGCGCATCGCTGATGCAATCGGTCGCAGTGAATACGAAGTGCAGCTGTGGATCCTGTGCAAACGTGCAGGTCAGACTCTCCCGCAATAGACAGAATAGGACTAGGACAATGGACACAAGAAACATCAAACTTACATGCATCGAATGCCATCGCACGAACGCAGTGCCTTATGGTCGTGGACATCGCATTTGTGACATCTGCTCACAGCGTGAGCTCAAGCGCGAACGCCGCCTCCGGACACAGCGTCGCATCCAGGTGGTCGGGACATTCGTCGTGGTTGTCCTGGCTGTGTGGACTGCATGCATGATGGCGTCAGATTGGGACACGCCGAACAGTCCGGATCATCGTGCACACCAGGCGATGCAGTCTCGTGACTGACGCCATCAATACATGGTCACAGTACAGAGGTAGCAGACGCACCAGCAACACTGGACTCCTGACGCCCGAGGAGGAGTTCTTTCTCGGACGAATGGTACAGAGCGGTGTCCAGCGTGACAAAGACAAAGCGACCGCTGAGTTTATTGACCACAACGTGCGGATGGTCAGCGCGATTGCAAAGAGATTTAAAGGCCGTGGTTGCGAGCACGAAGACATGCTCACCGATGGCATGCTCGGACTACACCACGCGGTTCAGCGCTACGACCCGTCACTCGGTCATCGTTTCAGCACGTATGCGACCAACTGGATCCGACAGGCCATCGGTCGCGGTATCGAGACTCGTGGTCGAGACATTCGTCTACCGTCACACGCCATCGCTAAACTGTCTCACATCAGAGTCTCGCGCCAGGAGTACATCCTGAAGCACGGTGAGACTCCAACACCGGCGGAACTTCTTGCTTACGTTCGTACAGTTGTGCACACTTACCCGCGATACCTTCACAAGCAAATCGAATCACTCGATGTGAAGTCGCTGACAGAGATCCTCCAGCACGATGTGAAGCTGGTGTCAAGCATCGATGAGCCAAACGCCTACGGCCAAAGTCGATACGACTTTATGCCATCAGGTGAACCTCCGGTCGGTGACCATCTAGACAGAGAAATCCTCTACGCGCAGCTGCGAACTGTCATGGAAGTATTGACGGACCGTGAGATTGCATGTCTTCGCCTTCGTTTCGGCTTTGATGGTCTGTCGGATGGTCGCTCACTCGAGGACGTCGGAATCCTGATCGGTTACAGTCGCGAGCGCATCAGGCAGATACAGGTGCGCGCAATCGACAAACTTCGGGTGGCCGCTGGGGCTGATGTCCTGGCGGAGATTTTTGAGAGGATGGAACTTTGAACGAATCAGAACAGCAGATCGCGTATTTCAACTGGTGCCGAGTCATGGCCGGAAGTGATCAGCGCCTTGGAACAATCTTCGCTGTGCCGAATGGTGGCTACAGGTCGAAGGCCACAGGTGGCCGCATGAAGTCCGAAGGACTCAAAGCTGGAGTCTGGGATATCTTTATCCCGATTCAAATGGGACAGCATTGCGGGATGTGGATCGAGATGAAGGCAGGGAAGAACAGTCTCACGCCAGGACAGATCGCATTCCGTGAGTCTGTTGGCGAATCTTACCTCTGGTTTGTCGCCTATTCCTGGGACGAAGCAGTGGAGGCGACGTGTCGATATCTAGGCATCGCGAGTGGAATCAACTAACAGCTGTTGATTGATTTCATCGGCGAGCTCGATGCTGTGCATCTCACAGATGATGTACCAGACAGCCTTAAGCAGATCGTCGGTCTTAGCTTCGCCAGGTTTAGAACCTGCGCGGAGGAGGTATTTGAGAGCATTGCCACGCTTGAAGTCGAGACCATAGGCGTCGATTATCTCAATGGGCTGAATCGGTTGTTTGCGGTAATGTGTCGGAACCTGCTTGGACATGCAGGATTGTAAGGGGAAATAATGAATCGTGTATCAGAGGCTGTGACATTTTTGTCATGGCTGTTTGAGCCGTACTC